AGCCGAGCCCGTGTCGAAGAGGTCGTCGATGATCGTCGTCGAGCCGGCGGCCTCAGCGGTGAAATACTCGACCATCACTTGGAGAGTCCGGTACTGCGTCCGATTTGACGGCGACAACGTGCGAACCTCGACCTGCTCGTTGACCGCGTAGACGGCCGCCGACGGGAAGCTCGTCGAGGCAAGCGTGTTGTTCCGGCCCTTGAGGAGATTCGCCGTGGGCACGACGCCAGCCTGCGTCAGCTTGAGCCCGATGGCGTTGCGGATGTTGGTGCGGGTGCTCACGCTGCTTCTGGGATTGATTGGGCGCCTTCGACGCGGGTGAATCCTAGGTTGACAGCCTTGCCGGCCAGCAGCCGGTCGACCTTCTTGAGCGTAGTCCTTGACCGCGAGCGGATCGCGCCGTCGACGATGCGCTGGTAGCCTGGAATCTTAACCTGCTTATTGGTCGCAATCAGATACGGATTCGGCCCGAAGTTGGACTGCTGGCTGCCGGATTTGCTGCCGAAGCGATCCGAGAACTTCTTCCACTTCGCGCCGGTAACGCGCGCGGTCGGGATCCAGCCCGAGACCGTCCAGCCGACGCGGTCTTGGATCTGGCGGCGCAGGCTTGAGTGATCCTCGGCGTATGCCATCAGCCGCTGGTCGCGCTTGATTCGGCCGTAATTGTTCCGCGCCTTGCGATGCAGGGACGCGAGGTGCTCGGCCGACTCGACCATCGTCCGTCCTCCGAAGAATGAGATGCGCGGGTTCCGCATCATCTGGTTGATCTTCTGCGTCTCGCGCCGGCGGACTAGCTTGGCGAGCGACTTGTAAATGCCGCCCTGGCTGGCCTTGGCATCCAACTTGGCCGAACTCAGCGGCACCGCGAGGCGCCACATATCGGAGCCGACGGCCGTAGTGCCCTGCTTGCGATTCTTCGGCGGCGTAAACTGGATCAGCGTCTTGGTAACGAACCGGCCCTCCTCCTTGATGATCGGACCAAGCTCCATCCGCGCGGCCAGCGCGAGCCGCGTCAGTGCAAACTCCAGCTTCGAGGTGTCGAACTTAACGTCGATCATATCACCTTAGCGACGTCGATCTCGCAGCCCGAGCCCTCCGCGTCGAAGCGCACCTGCTCCACGAAGTAGGTAGTGCCGGCCCGCACCAGCGTCTGACTCTGCGCCGGCGTGCCAGTCACCGAAGAGGTCGTGAAGAACACCGTGAACTTCACGTCGTCCCGGCGCTGATCCTCGAACTCGTCAAAAAGGTTCCGGCTGGAAGACCAGACGCCGGTGATCGTGCTGCCGAGGTAAGAGAACGTGATGCCGGCTTGCTCCAGGATGGCGCCCTGATCGAGCGCCAGCTGCACGGGATCGAAGTCGCGGACTGCGGCCATACTTAATCGCCAACTGTCACAACGCGCGAGGCCGGCGAGAAGGCGTCATCCTGCGCCACTCCCGACGAGACGTGCCAGAACTCCTTCCGCACGGCGCCGGCGATGATGCACGGGGAGGAGTTGATCGTGAACATCTCCTCGGCGTCGCGGATCATCCGCGGCAAGTGCGCCGGCGACTTTGCCCGCAGGATCATCGCCTGCGGCACACGCCAGGTCAGGAGCTTCGCCTCTTGCGCCTCGTCCGCGAGGAACACGATCGGCCGCTTGGCGACCCGCCGGCAGGTCTCCATCAGTTTGCCCGCGTGGTGCTGCTTGCCCTGCGAGTATCCGAACGGCGCCAGCAGGCAGATCTCGCGGCTGAAGCCGTACTCTTCAAGCGGCGGCTGCTCGTCGATCAGATCGAACTCGGGCCGCTGGTTCAGCTGGGCGAACTCGGGGAAAACACCGAAGACGAAGTCGCCCCACGGCTTGCCGCTCGCGCGGTACTCGTCGTAGCGGTGCGGCCAGATCTCAAGCTCAAGCACGCGGCCGAAGCGCATCTCGTGGCGCTGCTTGGGATCCGACGGTCGCGCGTAGCTGACGCAGCCGAAGAGCCCCCAGTATTGCGGGAAGCACTCGACGTAGACCGAATGGCCTTGGCTCGCGAGATGCCGCGCGATCGGCGAGACACGGATGATGTCGCCGAGGCGCTGATGGTAAACGATGCAGATTCTCACGCCTTAAAGACCATCGTCAGGATGTTCGGCCAGTCACCATCATTCTTGCGTACCGCGTCCTCCGACGAGCCGATGAAGACCGGACGGAGCCCGTTGATCGCCATCGCGTTCGCCAGCGTTTCGGGCGTAAAGTGCCAGAGATGCTCACCTGGGCGGCGATGCTTCCAGCGGTAGAACCACTCCGCGCCGAGCGCTGGGTGATACCACGGGACCGAAACGATCACGCCCTCGGCCTCGAACTTCGGCAGCTGGTCGAAGTGCTCAAGCGAGTCAAAAAAAGTCAGCACCGGCCAGCGTGTCCGCTGCCACTCGGGATCCACGCGCACGAACGTTGGCGCAGGGTACGGGGACACGTCGTAGCCCCAGCAATGGACCCACGGACTGCGATCCTTGACCGCTCGCAGGAAAGCGCCGGTGCCGTAGCCGACATCGCAGACGATGAACGCCTCGGGAAAGAAGCGCTGGAACAGCCCCGCGCGGATCTCCGAGAGCTCGCGCTCTGGATACTTCTCGTAGCGCGCGACATAGGCGTGGTCGTATTGCGCGCGTATCGTGCGGTCGCGCGAGAACAGCGCATCCGTCGAGTTGTCTATGCGATACTCGTAGGTGAATTGACTGCTCAAGGCGTGGTCCATTTGGAATCGGCGTCGGGGTTGCGCTGCTTGAAGAGCTCGAGGCCGGCGTCGTAACGCTCCTTCGTGTTGTTGTGCTGATAGGTCGCATCCCAGTTGCCCTTCTTGAAGGCCGGATGCTGGTGCTCGAAGCGGTAGAGGTGGCGCGCGTCGATCACGATGCCGTCGCGCCAGGCTCGGTGGCTGAACTCGTTGTCGGAGAACACCGACTCATAGCCCTCGTGGAAGAGCTCGCCGCCCTGCTGCTCTAGGCGCGCGCGCGAGAGGATCGCCATACAAAGCAGCGGGCCGGTGCGGTGGCCGTCGTGGACCGCGATGACGATCGGCTCCTTCTGCAAGTCGCGATCTTCGACGAGCGAGAGCAGCTTCGCGTCCCAGCCGATCGGCGGAACCCAATCGTCCGACAGCTGCACGATCAGATCGCCGCGCGCCTTCTTGGCTGCGAGGTTCCAGGCTGCGACGCAGGAGCGCTTCTCCGAGACGACGCTGAGGAACTGCTTGCCCATCGTGACCGACTCCTTGTCGTCCGAGTCCACGGCGAACACGTGCTCGATGCGAGTCGGATCCTGAGCCAAGCCCAGCCAAGCCTCGCGGCAGGCGACGGCCTTCGACGTGCGGCCGCGGGTCGCGTGGACGAGCGAGATCCGAGGATGCTTTCCAAGGTGGAACTGCTGCTGGAGTACGTCCGCCCGAGCATCTAGCCCGGCCAGCCGGAAGGCGCGCGCGGCCAGATCGTAGCCGGCCCAGCCGTAATACTTGGCCTCCGACGTCCACGGCTTGTCCGCGCCGATTGGCTCGCGATGGCGCAGCATCTCCTCGGCCCACCAGCGCGCACGCGCGCCGTCGTTCTTCTCGAAGAGTAGGAGGATGATCGCGGCGTAAGCCTCGCGGCACCACGGGAAGACGGCGTGCGCTTGCAGCGCGTAGCTCATCGCCTCGCGCGAATCGCCGCAAAGCTTGGCAAGGTTGAGCAGCGCCTCGTAGCGGAAGGACTGCTCAAGGTTCGGGAAGCTCAGAGCGATCTTGCCGAACTGCTCCGCGGCCTGCCGGTTGCCGGCGCAGAGGTGCTCCTGGTGGATGTAGAAGTATTGAGTCGGCGTCTCCTTCACCGACTGCCCAAGGATCCGGAGGTTACGCCGGCGGTTCTCCTTCTTGACCGACTTCGGCGCATGAACCCAGACCGGCCGAGGCCAGTCCTCGTGCTTGTCTCCGGGAAGCAGCAGCAAGTTCTCGTGTACGTCGTGATGCCAGACCCGCCCAGCCTCGAAGGCAGAACGGCGGATCGCGCGTTCGCGGTGCAGCTTCTTGTTCGTGCCGCGGACGTCGTAAGGACAGCGCACCATCAGCACCTCAGGCGCGACCGTGCGGAGGTGATCGCGGAAGTCCTCGGCCTCGTCGAGCAGGTCGTCGCAGTCGGCCCAGACGATCCAGTCTCCGGTCGCCTTGCCGAAAGCCGCGTTGCGTGCGCGCGCGAAGGAGTCGACGTGGTCCCACTTCTCGGCGCCGTAGCCGTTGCGGTACTCTGCCCCGCGGAAATCCTTGCCGTTCTCGCGGCACCAGGCGGCCGCCATCTCCAGCGTCGCATCCGCCTCCTTGGCCCCGATAGCTCGCACGATGCAGAGCTCGTCGAACACGCGCGCGAAGCTCGAAAGCATCGCGATGATGTGCTCGGCTTCGTTCCCGCAGATGACGCAAAGTGAGACGCGCATTGCGCTGTCGGCCGCGTCAAAAAGAAAC